CGCCTTTTGAAACAGAAAGGAGAAAGATATGGATATTTTAGCAATTTAAACGACAGGGGCAGAAATTATCAGACTACTCGTCCAGGGCATCAGCTTTGTCGAACGGCTTTTCAGCAGACAGAGCGGACAGGGTGAGGCCAAGAAGGATTTCGTCATGCAGTTCGCGGAGGTTGCCTTTGCATCGTTTGGATCGCAAGGTGATAAAGAGAAATGGGAGAAGGCAAAAAGCCATGTCTCGGTTATTATTGATGAAATTGTGGCGGTTTTAAATATTTTGAAAAAGGAGCCATGAAAACTTGGGTGGAGAGGCGAAACGGAAAGGAAACCGTGACGAGAGAATAGCGGCGGCGATCGAGCGTCAAAGTAGAATTAAGAACCTTCGCGCCGGAGATATTGAGGCGGCCCGTATGCAGATGAAACAAGGGCTGATGAAGCCTAACACGACGCCTTTGCATGCGGACGCCCGTTACATTTTAAAGGAGGAATAATCATGGGTGCAAACGATGGCGGAGCTCCTGGCGATGCCGGAGGAACCGGAACGGTTGAAAGACCTGCGTGGCTGGACAGTGCCCCGGATGCCTATAAAAACAATGAGTCATTTTACCAATTCGCAGAACCGGTAAAGTTTTACGAAAAGGCAGATGCCCTCATTAAGGCGGAAAAGGACATGGTAGTCGTGCCTGGCGAGAAGGCAACCGATGAGGAAAGAGCGGCCTTTTACGGCAAGCTCGGGCGGCCGGAGACGGCTGATAAGTACACAATTACCAAACCTGCGGATTTGCCGGTGGGCTTGCAATACAGCCTTGAGGTGGAAACAGCGTTTAAGCAATTTGCCCATAAGAGCGGATTTTCCGACGCTCAGGCCAAGGCTACGTATGATTGGTATTACGGTCTGATCAAGGCCGGTCATGCTCAGCAACTGAAGGCCGAACAAGAAGCTACGGATGCGGTTATAAATACCCTAAAGGATGAATGGAAGGGCGATGCATTCAAAACCAATTCCGAATTGGCAAAGCGCGCGTTTCAGAAATTCGGGGGCGATAAGCCGGAGATTTTAAAGTTCATTCAGGATAGCAAAATCAATGGCGTGGCCCTGGGCGATCATCCGGTTTTTCTTCGAGTGTTTGCCGAGATCGGCAAGGCTATAGCCGATGACAGTATGAGTGGAGGCGGCAGGGGCGGTGCAGGGGGAGAAATGTCCGATGAAGAACAAGCAAAGGCCAGATTCCCCAATACCTACAGGAAATGAAAGGAGGTCGCGTAGATGGCGACATTAACCAGTCAATACAGCCTGGTAGAGCAGGCAAAGCGGATTGACCCCTCCGGCAATCAAGCCCGGATTGTCGAAGTTCTCAATAGAAAAATGGGCTCCATGTTAACGGAAGCGCCCTGGATTCCGTCAAACGACGTATGGACAAACAAGACCACGCGGCGGGCTTCGCTCCCCGCGGGATCGCGGCGCAGGCTTAACCAGCGGATTTCGGCCTCGGTATCCAGAACAACCGAAATTTTGGATGTCATCGAAAACATTGAAGACTGGTGTGAAGTCGACGCGATGCTCATTGATTCCATGCCGTCCCCGGCGTTATTTCGGGCCGGTGAAGTTGATGCCTTCATTGAAGGCCTTGGCCAGACATTTGCCAGCGATTTGCTTTACGCTGACTCCAATGTTGACCCGGATGCCTGCCACGGCTTTGCGCCCCGGCTTGCAACCCTGGACAGCCGATTTGTCATCGGTGCCGGCGGCACTGGTTCCGATGTCACAAGTATCTTTATCGTGACCTGGGGCCAGGATACGGCCTATCTGATTTATCCCAAAAACATGGCCGCAAGTCTTGGCGTGATACACGAAGACGAGGCACTGGTCACCAGCGAGACCTCGGACGGCAAAATGAGAGTTTACCGGGATCACTTCCAGATTCGCGGCGGGCTGGTAGTGCGTCATCCCCGAGCAATCACCCGTTATGCGAATATTGAGAGTGCTGGCGCAGACAATACCTTTAATGAGGACGACTTGATTTCCCTGATCAACAACATGGTCAAGGGGCCTGGCACTAGGATGTACTGCAATGAGACAATCCTTACCCAGATGCAGATTCGGGCAAAAGACAAAAATAACGTCTATTACACGCCCGGGGGAAACGCGCTGTCCGGTGAACCGCCTTTATATTTTAACGGCGTCCCCATCCGTCAATTTGACAGGGAAATCCTGCTGAACACGGAAACGGCGATTTCCTAAACATCTTAATGAAAGGAGGATAAATATAATGCAAGACTCTCAATTAATATTTTCCGATGGCCAGAACATCACCGCTAACGCAACGACCGTTGATTCAACCAATGTGATTGACCTTGGCGCTATGCTTGATCACAAAGGTACGGCATTGCTTTCGCATGGGCCTGAAAACGGCAACGATCGCCTGATTGTCTCCGTGGGCGTGGCGCCTTCGGCTGGCACGGGGCTTTATCTGGAATTGCAGGACTGCGCGACGGTAGGGGGATCATACACGCCTACCGGCATCGGCATTGACTCGGCAAATGCAATTCCCATTGCAACGCTCATCGCCGGCTATGAGATTCTAAACGTCCCGCTCCCCAGGGGCTTGAAAGAATTTCTGAAGATTGTCTACACGACGACCGGCAATCACGCCGGTTCTCTGGGTACTATCAATGCCCGCATCGAGTGTGGGGCAACGACTAAGAACCAGACGCCTTATCGCGCCTAACTAAAGTTTTTTGAAACGAAGGGGCGGGTACGCGCTCGCCCCTTTTTTCAAAAGGAAAATCATGCAAGGAGCCGCAGCCATGGTGGATGAAGAAAAATGGAAGGTGGAAAGCGATGTCCGCACTCTCAAAGAGGCCGAGATGATTAAGGCCGATTCGGACCGGATGAAGAAAGCCATGGGCATGATGGATGAGGAGATGAAGGCCATGATGAAAATCGCGGTCAAAAGTATAGAAGATCACGCAAAAGAACGTTTTCCGAAGACTTATCCAAAATCCGGAGAATAAACACATGCCTACACCCGACAAAGGCGAATCCGAAGACGATTACGTAAACCGTTGCATCCCCATAGTTCTTGGAGAAGGAACGGCGAAGGATGGCAAGCAGGCGGCAGCGATTTGCCATTCCATGTATGATAACCATCGCAAGGAAAGCGGCGCGAGAAAAAGATTTCCGAATACCTACAAAAAATAGGAGGCAATATGCCAAAATTTTTAGTCAACGAAGCATTTCAATTTCGCAGTCAAGTCCATCGTGTTGGGCTTATCCTGACGATTCCCAAGGAAGACTTGCACATTGAAATCGAGAGGGGCAAGCACCCGAGCAAAAAGAATGACCGCTGGCTTTCGGGCCTGCTGAACAACTGCGTTCCAGCTGATGAGGCCACAGCTCAGATAATTGCCAAAGCCACAGGCCAGGAAGTAGAGGCCGCCACTCTTGAAGACGATGATAAGGAAAGCCACGCAGGGGAAATCGAAGACATAAGGGCGGAGATGGACGGGATGGGCGCCGCCTACGATAAACGGTGGGGTCTCAAAAAGCTTCAGCATGAGCTTATTAAGGCTAAGAAAATCCGGGGGTAAGCCATGGCGTCGGAAGTCCAGATATGTAATGCCGCGCTCCTGAAATATGGCAATCTGGCTATCGCCTCCGTTGATGATGCGACAAAAGAGGCGCGGGCATGCAAAGTCTTCTATCCCTTGTTACGGGACCAGCTCATTTACTCCCATCCCTGGAATTTTGCCATGGCCAGGGCGGACATTTCCGCACAGTTGGCGACAACACCGGCCTTTCAATGGGATTACGCCTATACAATTCCGGCAGATTGTTTAAGAGTTTGGGAACTTTATGGCACAGATGCCGAGTGGGTAGTGGAGGGCACAGAATTTTTAACCAACGAAGAAGAAGAAATCTATATCCGGTATCTACGGCAAATCACGGAAACGGGCAGGTTTAATCCGGCCTTTGTGAATTGTCTGGCCACTCTCCTGGGCGCCGAACTCGCATCGAAACTGGCTGATGACAAGAAGATGCGTGTTGAGCTTTTAAATGAACTGCACAAGGTCTTATTGCCAGAGGCCTATTCCTTAAATGCCATGGAAGGCAACCGGCCACGGCATAAAAATGAACAAGCACTTGATGAAGGGAATTTCAGTTGGCAAACAATCGGAAGATAGCCAAATGACCCAGAAGAAATGCACACAGTGCGGAGAAATTAAGTCGCTGTCTAATTTTTGCAAGCATTCAACCTGTAAAGCCGGGGTTCGCCCTATTTGCAGAGAATGTAAAAGAATTGCTTTGGCAAAATGGCGGATGGAAAATAGAGCGAAAAGCAGGGAAATAGATCGAAAGTGGAGAGAAAAAAATATCGAAAAAGTCAGGATGTCACGAAATAAGTGTATTGCTAAAAAGCGTGCAACTCTTGCCGGAACCCTAAACCATCGCATATCGGTAGGGATGCAGCAGTCATTAAAGGGAAACAAGAAGGGCAGAAGTTGGGAATCGTTGGTAGGATTTAGCCTTGAAGAGTTGAAAAAGCATCTTGAGAAGCAATTTAAGAAGGGAATGTCCTGGGAACTAGTAATGACTGGACAAATACACATAGACCATAAGATACCCATCGCGGCATTTAATTATGACAGCCCAGAAGATATAGATTTCAAAAGATGTTGGGCGCTTAAAAACTTGCAACCCTTATTTGCTTTAGAAAACAAAACAAAAAAGGACAGTCTTTATAGGCCATTTCAACCAGCACTATTATTACAAGCAGCACAAACGGAGGGCAGGTAATTGGCCGGATCGTATTTCATGCAAACATCCTTCAATGGCGGCGAATGGACAAAACTGCTTGAGGGCAGGATTGATCTGGAGAAGTACCGGAATGCCCTCTACCGGATGGAGAATTTCATCATTGATCCCCGGGGGCCTGCACATTTCCGGCCTGGCTTCCGGTTTAAAAACGGCACAAAAACCAATGCCAGCGCATCCCGTTTCATTCCGTTCGAGTTTTCCACAACTCAAGCCTATATTTTAGAATTCGGCAATAATTACATAAGATTCTACCGCAACCAGGCTCAGATACAGATTGCTTATGCGGCATGGGCGGGGACTACGGCCTATGCTTTGGGAGCTTTGGTCACCAATGGCGGCAACTATTACCGATGCATTGTTGCGCATACCTCCACGGCAAATTTTGCCAATGACCTGGCTTCCGGGTATTGGGTGGCATCGGCAGGCGCAACAGACCTGGCCTATGAGATCCCGTCCACCTATGCGGCGGCTGACGTGGCGGGGATAAAATACTGCCAAAGTGCAGATGTGATCTACTTGTTTCACAGTTCCTACGCTCCGCGCAAGCTCAGCCGGACTGGGCACACCGCATGGACGCTGACGACTATCAATTTCCGATCACCCGCGGTAAAAGAGCAGGGCATAAAACCTGCCGCAACATTAACGCTTGCCGCAGTAACCGGCAATTCCATATTGTTCACGGCTGGCGCGGCGGTGTTTCAATCCGGGGATGTCAACCGGATCATCACCTCCGGGGCGGGCCGCGCATCGATTACGGCCTATAATTCCACCACGGAAGTCACTTGCGACATTATAGACGACTTTGCAGCCGTGGGACCGATAGCCTCACAGTCATGGTCACTGCTGGGCAGCCCCAGCGGCAGTATCACGCCATCGGCAAAGAGTCCGGTGGGCGCGATCATCACCATCACGTCCAGCGATGCCGCAGAGGTGTTCTCAAATCTTTTGACGGCTGAAGATCCGCCCGATGATAACTGGCTTGCTTCGGGATCCGGAACAAACGAATACTATCTTGTCAACACAGCGTCCACCTACCAAGCTGCGAAACCAGACGCCTTCTATATTTCTGCTGTGGCTGCCGTGGAAGGCGCCATGGGCAGCCTCGGCATATCGCAATGGGATTGGGGCGACAACGACGCCCTGGGATACGACACGCTTTACGTCCGGCTGTCCGATGGCGTCGATCCCGACACCAAAAGCACCTTTGCGACGCCCGATAACGATTTCCTGAAATGTTCTGACATTACGGCGGCGGCTGACCTCTTCCGCAGTTCCGATGTGGGCAAGTATATCCGGGTGCATAGTGGATTTGTTAAGATCACGATTTACACATCTGCAACAGTGGCGAGCGGTGAAATCCTCAAGGAGCTGATGGCAACCACGGCGACGCTCGCCTGGACCCTGGAAAGCGAGGTCTGGAATGCTACGAATGGCTATCCGTCATGCGGCACATTTTTTGAAGAGCGTTTGTGTCTGGCTGGGTCTCTGGCGTACCCGGAAACGATCTGGGGGTCGGTCGTAGGCGATTTTGAGAACCACACACCTGGTGTTGACGCAGCCGATGCGTTTGAGTTTACCATTACTGGTAAGGAGGTCTCAAACATCGCCTGGATCGAACCGGATGAATATCTCCTTCTGGGATCTGCGGGGAAGATATCCCGGCTAGGGCCGGAAGATACCGGACAAGCGCTGACGCCTTTGAATGTCCTGGCAAAACGCCAAGTCCCGGAAGGTGCAGCGGAAATCATGCCGGTGGCCGTCACCAATGCCGTCCTGTATGTGGATAGGAGCGGATTCGACAAGGACGTGGGAAATAGCATCCGGGAACTAACTTGGGTATGGGAAAACGGTAAATATGTCTCGCCTGATCTTTCGCTTTTGGCTGAGCACATCACAAATGAAAGCAAAATCGCAGGCATAGCCTATCAGCGGAAACCATTTTCAATATTATGGGTGTACCTAGAAGACGGATCCCTGGCCGCCATGACCTATCTGCGGGAGCAGGATGTGGTAGGCTGGCATAGACACCCTGTTGATAATGGCGAGGTCGAAAGTCTGGCCAGCATCCCCGGCGATGGCTATACTGAGATTTGGGCGATAATCAAAAGAACGATAAACGGCGCCACGGTTCGCTATGTGGAGATGATGGAGGCTGTTTTTACTGATGACGATGACACCTATACCGCAAACAAGGGGCTAAACGCATTCTTTGTGGATTCTGGTATTACCTATAACGGCGCGGCTGCCACAAATATCACCGGTTTGAGCCATTTGGAAGGCGCGACCGTGGCAGTTCTGGCAGATGGGGCTTGGGTATCGAACAAGGTCGTCAATAGCGGCGCCATTACTTTGGCCACGGCGGCCCAGGTTGTCCATGCCGGCCTGCCCTATACTGGAACCTTGCAGACTATGCGTTTAGATGCCGCCATGCGCGACGGCACGGCCCAGGGGCGCGTTAAAAAGATTCACAGTCTTATCGTCCGGGTTTATCAATCAGGGCCGTTCAAGACCGGTAGGGACGCGAATAATCTTGATGTTTGCGCCGACCGCGAACGTGTAATCATCCTGGGAGCTCCCTATCCTCTTTTTACGGGAGATTTGCCTATCGGCTACGACGATCGATGGGATACCGATGCACGGGTTATGATTGTGCAGGATAAGGCCATGCCGTTGAGCGTGGTCGCGTTGATTTCGGAGGTCTCGATCTCATAATGTGTACGGGTGTTGAAATAGCATTGTTGGCCGCCACGGCAGTATCAGCGGTAGGTACATTAGAGGCAGGCCAGCAGCAGGCGCGAATGGCTGAATATAATGCCCGCGTAGCCGAACAAGGAGCGGCGGCGGCGGCTGGCGAAAAAGCGACTTACGATGAGCAGATACACCGGGAGCAGGTGCGAAAAATTTTGAGCCAGCAGCGGGCTCTTTACGGAAAGTCCGGTGTGGACATGACAACAGGATCGCCCTTGCTGGTGATGGAAGACACGGCGAAAACCGGCGAACTTGACGCCTTGGCTATTCGATACGGCGGTGAGGTCGAGGCAGCCCGGGCGCGGAGCGGAGCAAATTTATCAAGGATGCAGGGGCGGACTGCACAGACAACAAGCTATTATCAAGCTGGAACGACTTTGCTTAGTGGCGGCGCCCAAGCATACGGCAACTTTAAAAAATCACAACTGTCTACACGGCCCATTATATTGAAATCAGGTGGATAAATGCCAATAATTCCTCTCCTCCAAAGACGGCAGAGTATTTCTGGCGAGGCGGCAAGTGTGCCGGGCAATATCGGTGCGGCCGGCATTGTCGGTGAAGCCGTGGCGCGGGCTGGCGCAAGAGGCATGGCTATCTCTGAGGATTTCGCCGATCTGGTAGCGCGACGCAATGAGGAATTACGGAAACAAAACAATGCCTTTGCAGTCCTAAAAACGCAAAACTCCATAGATGAGGACATTAGAACTTTTCGGCAAACCTATGACATAGAGGCGACAAAAAGCGCGGCAGATCCCGGAGGATTATTACAATTCACCAACGACCGGATAGATGCCTTTTCCAAGTCCCTGGATGAAAAGTACCTAGCCAATGTTACCGATGCCGACCGGAAACTATACATTGAGCAATACCGCAATTCTGCCATTGCCCGAGTTTTGGACCATACTGCCGTCTATCAGTCCAATTTCAGGCAGGATTTTGCCAAGACAGAGATTTCAAGGGCTAAGGACTTATCACTCGCGGCAGTGCGCGGCGGCGCCGATTATGAGGCCGAAATCGAAACCTTCCGGCAAAAGGTAGGCGCTTTATACGCGACCGGCGCCGTGAACGCGCCCGACATGGAAGAAATAATCATCCAAACGGACCGGCAAATAGCCGGGGCCTATCTGGATTACCTGCTTGCCAATAACCCAATCAAGGCCCGTCAGGTAATCAAATCAGGCCGAATTATTGAATTCTTGCCGGGTGAACAATACCGTTACTATGCTGCACGGGCCGAAAGCCTGGGGCAGGCAGAGGAAAAAATCGTTAAGGAAAATGAGGCCTTTGGCGCCGTCCTTGAGAATTTCCGGGAACCAACAGGCATTATAAATGTATCTAAAGCCGTAATCGCCGTTGAAACCGCTAAAACAGTGGGCGGAATTGATTTTAGCAGCCTTGATCGTGAGACAAGAAACAGCCTGAAAAGCCGCTTGGGAGCTATTGACGCGGCACAGAAGGCGCGGCGTCATGAGGTTAGCAACGGATTGATGCTCGACATAGAGAAAAACATTCTCAATTACAATGCAATCAATAACCCACTAGGGCTGACTCAGGCAAAAATGGCAATAACCAGATTGATGGAGGATCCGGAGAACGCGGACATGGTAGGACCGCTGATGCAGTACTCAAGGATCATTGATACAATCTCCCGCCAGGAAGAAGCAGAACGGCGGCAAGAAGAGAGGATCGCAAAGCAGGAGGAAGCCGCAAAGAAAAGAGAAGAAAAGGCCGAAAAGGTAGAGGCCAGGATCGAGGCGAGGGAAATAAGATCGGAGGCGGCACGAGAGCGACAAGAGTCCAGAATCTTAAAACAAGAGTCAGAGGAAGACGCGAATGCCGAAATGCTGGCTCGCGTCAACAACGGCGATTTTATAGATATTTACGATCCACAGGACGGGAACCGCAGGTTGTTGGATGTTGCAACAAGACTGGGCGTACCCAGGCGCAACTTCCAGCAATACGTTGCCATGAACAATGATCACATGAAAAGTTCGGGCATGCAGAATTTCTGGTCACAGGTCATGACGACCTTGAACAAAGCCTCTACGGAGGGCAGCAATACATATGTCAAGAATATTGTGGCTAATAAAAGCCGGATAATCAATAGCTTACAATTCTACATGACCAAGCCTTCAGAATTGGATAAAAGCTTTGGGGATCAGCCGATTACGATCTATAATCCGAAGGTCATTGACCTATACAATAAACTGATCGAGAAAGCCGATAAAGAGGCTTTCTTCGGTTACGATTTCAGCCCATATCTACGGGAGTTGCCTCCTCCAAGCAGGAGATTTGCGACGCCGCGGCAAGGCGGCAAGGTTGAGAATTTGCCGGACGGCGCCAGATTAGCCGCAGACGGTCAATGGTATGTCCCTGACCCGGCGCGGCCGGGTAAATATTTGAAGGTGGAATGATGCCGAAACTAACGCCAATTGATTATGATCCCTTCGAGAAAAAGAGCGCCATAAATTTGACGCCCGTGGATTATGATCCTTTTGGCCAGGGAAGCAATGTGATCCCGATCCGACGCCCTGGCGAAGGCACAGAGGCCATGAGGATTTTTGCGCCGGCAAAAGTAAGAGGTTTGAGACTTTACGAAATAGGACAGGAATTTAGCGGTGTAACATCTTTATCTGAAGACAAGGGCTATTCCGCGCCCGAATGGTTACGCTCCGTTTTTGATGCGCTATCCCTGACGGATGAATACCAAGGCGAAAGGGCGCGGGCCGCCAACATAACCTCCCTGGCTGAAGAACTGAACATAAGACCAAGCCAAGCGGAGCGTGACTTTGATGTACTGACCGGAAATATTTTTTCAAGGAACCGCCTGCCCGACATGGGCGTGAAGGGCGCCGGCGAAATCGCCATGTTAGGCGGTGTGGCGCGGCTGGCCATGACGCATCCGATCGCTACCCTTGCTTCAATTCCTGCCTTTGCTGGGTTGAATGCCCTTTACACGGCGATTCTTGAGCGTCAACATGGCATCCCTGGAGTGGGTTTGACCGGATTCTTACCGGAAAATACGATTCAACCGGCCAAAGATATGGTTTGGCTGGCCGAAACTATAGCACAGGCCTATGCCGTATCCCCTGTTTTCAGGTTGGGGAAGAACCTTGATACGCGCTACACGGAGCCCCTAAAGCGGGCAGTTACTGAAAAATGGTTTAAAGACGTGACCGAGACTTTCAAGTCTCCAGAAAGCTTCTATATTTCAGCCGGCAAGATTCGGAGGTTTTTTGGTGGCGGCAAGGTTGGAGAAGAGATCTCACCCGAAGAATTTGACATACTACAGACCTATGGCATTCCCAGGGAGTACTACCGGGCGGCGGTAAAGCAAGGGCTCGACATTGAAATTCCTGCTGAAAGAATTGTCACCTCTGCCGACAAGCCATGGTGGAATAATATTAAGAACGCCTTCCGGGTATCTCCGCAGTGGGAACCGCCTATTGAAATAATAAAAACGGGCGATGCGAGAGCGGCAATCGTCAGACCTCATGTATCGGGTCTGCTGGAAGGCGGAACGGGAACGCGACGCAGTTTTACTGATATTTACAAGGACCTTAACAATTTCTTAGGCGAAAGTGGGCAGATAGGACCGAAAGAAAAGACGCCTGAGCAAAAGCAAGCGGCAGATCGGCTTAAAAACGATCTTGCGATTATCAAAAAAGAGGCGGAGCAGGCCGGGAAGGACTTTACCGAATATCTACGAGAAGTCGGGTTTGATGAACCGGCAATTGCGGCGGCAATAAAGATTTTGAGTTTGTCCGAAGAACCGGAAACCAACATACTCCCCGAGGCAACCCCGAAGGCTATCGAGCTATGGGAGATGACGAAGGAAGAAGTAAAATCCGGTTTATCGAAAGATCTCATCTATAAGCCCGAATCCATGTCAAACGAAACATTGGCTATGCGTGGTTTTAATGGAATAACTGTAGTAGGCGATAAATTTTTTGATCTCCCTCCCTTGGAACGCAAATCATTATTATTGCATGAAATAGGACATGAAATCTCCAGGTCAATTATCAAAGATCCTTTCTGGGTTGATCTCATGGAGCCATTGCGCATACAGGATGGATCGCCAAGAAGTATAAAGTCAAAATATAGAAATCCCGTTGGCGGCTCTACGCGCCCGGAAGAAATTATCGCCGACATTGCCGCTGATATCAAAGAACACGGAATGCCTGATTTTTCAACTGGATGGAGTGAAGAAAGTAAAATTACGCTTGCGCCTATTTATGAGCGCGTATTTAAAGAGTTGGCAAAAATCGAGGAACTAAAGCAATCCTACGAGACAACCTCGAAGGGTGAGGGGCAGATGCAGCAAACGCCACGTATAAATCCCATCACAGAAAAAGCGGGCGCACTTTTAAATGCAACAAATACAAAAACCCTGACCTCCCACAGAGATTACGAAGTTGCCAAATCCGGAGGGGCGCTTGCCGCCGTGAGTCTCGTGCGTGATCTGGTCAAGCCGGAATCGCTCGATTATGCCCGAAGCCTCGGAAGCGATGTGATTTATGTCCCAGTTATCTCCGTCGAAAAATCCGGCATGAACGCAATCCCTCAAGCCCTGGCACATTACCACGCACAGGCGGCAGGCGCCAAGGTTGCTGATGACATTTACCAGGCGAATAAGACTTATCATACGGGTGCCGATGCCTTGAGCCGATTACTAAGTCGTCCCACTTTTAAAGGCCCTGTTATCCAGGGCGGCCGCTATATTTTGGTGGATGATGTTGTTACGATGGGCGATACTTTAGCCGAATTAGCGGATTATATTAAGAAAGGTGGCGGAGAAGTTGCGGGAATAATAGTTCTTGCAAATACCGCAAAATCTGCTAATATAGTGGCTACTCCTGCATCAGTGCAGGAAATAAAAAGGAGATTTGGCGATGCCATTGAAACCGAATTCGGAATTAAGCCAGAAGCCCTCACCAAGCCAGCCGCAGAATACCTCCTTAAATTTAAGGATGCTGACAGACTCAGAAACCGCATCGCTATTACAAAAAACAAAGGAAAACTCGGAGTTGTTCAAGAAGGCGTTCAACCCGGAACCATAACGCCGGAAATCTTATCCTCTCTCCAGAAAACGCAAACCATAGACCTGACAGACGAAGCCAATACCTTGCTTGACCTTGCCGCGGCCGAAGAAACCGGCAAGGGAATGCCTGACGATCCATCTTATGAGCAGATCAAGGCGGAGGCGGCGAGGCTGGCCCGGGAACGGATGAAGAAAAATAAAAACCTTGTGAAAAAAAGGATGGAGCGGGCCGCTACGCAGGCCGCCATGACCGCAGCCAGAGAAACGCCGGTTCAGGCCGCCATGACCGCAGCAATCAAGGCCGGTGGTTTTCGATATGATAGCATTCGCATTGATTATTCCCGGGATACGATCAAGGAACTGAATCAAAAGCGGCCGGGCTTGGTTGCCAATGACGGCAAGGCACGGCTTGATGAGTTGGCGGAGGATCATGGCTTTGAAGATGGCGACGCCCTGCTTGAAGCGATGTTGTCGGCGGAACCAATAAAGGAAACGGCTGGCAAGATCAAAAGACAATTCGATGACATGATGGCAGAGGAATTAGAGGCCATTGCCGAAGACACGGGCTATCTTGTCGATGTTTACGAGGAGGAAGAAAAAATCCTGGCCAAACTTCTCAAGGAGAATAAGCCGAAACCCGCTAAGTGGCTAAAACATTTCATCAGGGAAGAGACGGGACAAATAAGGGTCGGGGACCTTGTGCTTTCAGAATATGACGCCCTTAAGGCTGCCATGAAGAAAGCGGAAACAGCTTCACGGATTGCCTACCGAGAGGGCAACAAGACTGGCGCCCTGGCAGAAAAAACAAGGCAACGAGAGATTGCGGCGCGTCTGAAGGCACGGTTGGATGCCAAGGCAGAGACAAAGAAGATCTACGATGACATCATAAAGCTTTCGGGAAATAAGAAAATCCCCCTGGATTACCAGGATCAGATTGCCGAACTCCTGGAAGGATACGACCTGCTACCCAGATCATCCAGGGGCGAACGGCAAGTTGAGTCATTGCAACGTTTTCTCGATCGCGCCGAGGCGGAAGGAGAGGATGTTAATATTCCCCGCTCGCTTCTGGCCAAGGTGGAACGCTATGGCCGGGTGCATTGGAAAGACCTGACACTTGCCCAACTGCGCGACATCTACGATCAGGCAAAAATGATTGAGCATCTGGGCAAATTAAAGGGCGTCTTACTAGCGCGGGCCAGAGAACGGGCATATGAAAAAACGATCGCAAATATCACGACTACGATCAAGACCAATCATCCGGTGAGCGATGAGGATATCCAAGATAAAATCGATAGGATGGTGCAGAAACGCTTATTGGAGCCATCCCGCATCCAGGAGATTAAGGACTTTTTTACTGGCTATAGCGCATCCCTGATTAAGCCGGAAATGATATTCAGATTTCTTGATAACTTTCAAGATCTAGGGCCAACGTGGACGGAACTTTATCAGCCGATTAAAACTGCATCAGACGCCGGCATACGGTTGCGCCAAGACATTTTACCAAAACTGGAAAAGCTCTTTGAACCATTCACGGCGACGGGCGGCTACCGGTGGAAAAGCGAGAAATATTATATTCCTGAGATCGGCAAGACTATGACGAAGGAACGGATACTCATGATCGCCCTCAATACCGGCAATAAGGGAAACCTGGACGCCCTTATAGAGGGCTATGGCTGGGATGAGACGCAGATAAATGCCATTACCAGCCATCTGACGGCCGAAGAATGGAAATTTGTATCAGGAACATGGGCGTTATTGGAAGAACTGTGGCCGCACCTATCCGGTATTTACGAGCGGATGAGTGGCGCTAGGCTGCGGCGAGTCGAAGGCAATTATTTCCCTCTGAAATTTGACCGAAAACTCTCCTGGATTGCCGACAAAAACGCCATGGAAAAGGATTTACGGGATTTCTTCCAAAGCTATTATGCAGTCCGGCAGCCGGAATCAGGCTTTACGAAAGAAAGGACGGGCGGGAAAATGCCTCCGCTTCTCGACTTCGACGTAATCTTTACGCACATTGCCGATGTCACGCATTACGTGACCCATGCCGAGGCTATCAGGGATGTGCAAAAACTATTAAGAAATCCACGGGTACGGGCGACTATCGAATCGGTGCCGGATATTGGGGAAACAGGCTACAAGGAATTACTGCCCTGGTTGCAGGATATAGCCAAGCCCCGCGTTGAGCCATTGACTAAGGTTGATCAGATTATTGACGCCCTGCGCCGAAACACCACCGTAGTAGCCCTCGGCTTGAAGCTGCCCGTGGCGGAACTTCAGCTATTAGCAATCACACAGACTATTAACGAAATCGGCGCCGAAGCTACCATGAAGGGCATTGCCGAATTTTATGCGCATCCTGTGGAAAACATCAGGAAGATAAAAGAATTGTCCGCCGAGATGAGCGTCCGCGCGATGGTTTGGGATCGGGAACTCAAAGACGCCTACGGAAGATTAGGCCTTGAATACTTCAAATATTCCCAGACCGTCAAGGACGCCTTTTTCGGCCTGATCTCAATGCTTGACATGGCTGTGGCATATCCCACGTGGATGGGGGCCTATGATATTGGCGTGGCAAGATTCGGGGAATCGCAAAAGGCTAAAGAGTTTGCGGATATGTCGGTCAGGAAGAGCCAAGCCTTGGCCTTGACAAAAGACCTGGCCGGGATTCAGCGAGGCGGACCCCTTACAAAACTGGTAACGATGTTTTATACATTTCTCTCCGGACTGAATAACCTGTTTTGGGAGATGCACAAAAAATGGAAACTGTCTGACGAGAAGATCGCATCTACTGTTGACTTGATTAAGGCTTATTGGTGGCTGCTGATTTTTCCTGCTGTGGCTGCCTACGCCATAAGGGAAAGGCAAATCCCGAGTGCAAAGACCACAGCCAAGGAGATATTAAAATATAGATTGGCAACCTACCCTTTCTTCCGGGACTTAACGGCGCCCTGGGTATCTGATTACGATTACCAGCTCACGCCCGTTGGTAGGGCCGGTGAAGTTATGGGGAAATTCGGAAAAGAAATCGGGCAGGGCTTGGCGGGTGACAATAAGTTTGATGCAACCCAGTTATTTCTATACGGCCTGGAAAGTTCTGGCTATGTTTTTGGCTTGCCAACAGACCAGGCCAAAATAACGGTTAAGGGTTTTCTTGATCTAAAGGCAGGGAAAACAAATGATTTTACGCGGTTATTTTTCAGAGAATCGCAAAAGCAGAAATAGGAGGGAAAAATGAAAATGAAAGAAATTATTGCCGCTATCTGGCTGGTTTTAATCTTTGGCATTTCGGCGCTCAGTCATGCCACGGTAAGCAGCGAAACCGCAAAAGTATCCTACACCTGCAACGGTGTGCTGGCGACATATGCCTATACGTTTAAAATCTTTGAGGATGACGACCTCCTGGCTATCAAGACCTTGACAGCGACCGGAACCGAAACCACTCTTGTGTTGAATACCGATTACACGGTAACGGGGGCAGGCAATACAAATGGCGGCAACGTGATACTCACGGCGGCCAGTAAATGCGCCTCGGGTTATTCGCTGACGCTACTCCGCAATATGGACATAACCCAGGAGACAGATTACGTGGATGGCGAGGCCTTCTCGGCCACATCTTTTGAGAACGCCCTGGATCGGCTGACGATCGGTCAGCAGCAGCACGGCGAGGCTCTTGATCGGGCGCTTAAGAATCCCGTAAAATCTACCGCTACCTTACCCGGTGCTGTAGCCGGGAATTATATCGGCTGGAATGATACCGCCACGGCCCTTGAAAATAAGATCACGGCCCTGCAGGTGGGCGCTACCGCCGGCACAGCCGACAACCTTTTCTACGCCGACCCCGACGCTGCCGACCAGGGCGCGACCACCAACCCCCGCTCCATCGCCTCCCTCCTCGCCTCCATCGGCACCTCAAAGTCAGCCACGATTGTTCTGGCCCATTCGAGTAGTGGGAATATGACGACATATACGGTGACGACGCCAGTTACCTTTGCGAGCTATCCACTAATCAAATTAAGTGTGGAAAGCGGTGCAATAATTAGTGGAACACTTACTGGATTGAGGCAACAAGTGAAACCTGAGTGGTGGGCCTTAAATACTATACCTGGCACTACTGATATGAGTACTGCCCTAAATGCGGCTTCAGCAGCAAGTACGGAGATTATTTTATCTAATCGTTATAAACACTCTACAACGTGGTCTGTGCCATCCGGTAGGAAGATTCACGGAGTATCACGTAGTTCAACACTTGAGTCTTGGAATGTTAATGGTATTACTATTATCGAAGCTGCTCGTGATGAAGGCGTTGAAATATATGATTTTCAAATGACTTCATTTACTGCTGTTGGGGCACCTACAACTGGTAGTCCTATAAATAAGGGTATTACAGCAATTGGTGATTATGCTGGTGTTGGTGGGCCATTCTATTCGATAAGTATTCACGACATGCAGTTTCAGGGGTGGGATACAGCCATCTATTTTTATGATATTTGGGATTCAAAGATATCATATAATCAATTTGTCTACAACCAAACTGGAATTGACTTAACAAATTTATCTGCTCGCATAAATATTACAGACAATATGTTTGTAGCGGACGACGGAGTAGTAACTACTTCATCTTGTATAATATTAAATAGAGATAACTACACAAGTGAAGGAGTTATTATATCCAACAATAAACTCTATGATCATGCCTTCGGTGTGAAGTTGCCCTTACTTGGTTCAGGCATCAGTATTCTTGGAAATGAGTTCGACAACACAATAAGTGCTATCTATGCAAACATAAATGAGGGTCTCACTATCGTTGGCAATTATTATATGCGATCATCAGGAAGTGAACCTACTATAAAATTTCCTGACCAAGGAGCTTTATCTGCAAAAAAAGTAGTCGTTGCCAATAATTACATAATCAATGCTGGTACAGGAGTTGGAATCTATCTGGGAGAATTACAGTCTGATTATACTGTTATAGGTAATGTCATTACAAGTTCTGAAACTATTATTACAGTCAGTGCAAACGTAACCAATACGAATATTTCAGGTAATATTGGAAAGGTGGATGATGCCAGTTCTATTTCTACTATCGCTGTATTCGGCGGTACACGTCTATCTATTACAGACAATGTAAATGTGCGAGTGAAACTATATTGGCCAGATATAGTTGATGCGGCTATTAGTAATAATACATTTACTCAGAAAACCTCTTTAAATGTTGCAGTTCCTACAACTGGAACATGGAATCAAGGAGATATAGTATATAAACAGTTTCAGGGAACGGCTCCTTACACAGCCCCCAATCAATCGTCTCTCGGAGATATTATTGGCTGGGTATCTACGTCTTCGGGAACGTTCTCGGCAGCCACGGATAATACGGGTGACACTACATTAGACAGCCAAACGATTACTGGTCTGACAGATACTAGTGATTTCTATCCAGGAGACTATGTGACGATCTCGGCTGGATTTGCCTCAGCCACTACGCCGATGCAGATCATTACCAAAACAGCTACTACTTTGACTTTTGATGAATATTCAAATGGGACTCAGGCAAATGTTACGATAGCAACAGTTGATCCTATATTCAGAGCATTTGGCCAAAGAGGTTACAGAGAAGGAGCAGTCAGTCCAGCAGGAGTGATAACACCGTATTTTATCGGTGAAGAATATCTAGATTCAACAGCAAATATATGGTATAAGAGCTACGGTGTTACAAATGTAAATTGGGCTGCGTTAAATTGATAAAAGGAGAATAAAATGAAAAAACTTTTTTACGCATTAATTATATTATTAGTCCCCCTAACGACATGGGCAGCTTCGCAGAGTCATTATGGAATATTGGATCAGACGGGTACATCTGGCAGTTTATACGGTACTGGAGTAGATGGTGCATTAACTGACAAGGCAACTGATAGTGATGCAACTACCATTACTCAGACTAATGCTACAACACCAACTGATAATGTGACGCTCCGAGCAACCGGTAACGTAGCAATCAATAATGCTATAACTATAGGCAAACAGACAGGGCAAGCAAGGGGATCGTTCCCTACTACGCATGGCAGTCCTGGTATAGATATTAGTGCTGTTCTTGTGACTATTGGCAGCAAAGGTATTCCCCAGCCTATGACTCCTGGTGGAGCGACAGCCTCAATGAATGGAGGCCGCCTACAAATCCTCTCAGGTGGCACGGTTGATGTAAGTGGGACAATTACTTCTGTGGGCACGAATGTCGTCTCAGAGGGAGGTGGCGGTGGAGGTCTTGTCATAATTATCGCCAAAACCTCTATTACTGGTGCTTCTGCTATTGATGTAGCAGGGGCGACTGGCCACGCAACGGCAGCAGCAAAGGGGGGATCTGGCTCATATTCTGGGGAACCTGGGGGCCATGCAGGTATTGGCGGTAGTGGGGGAGGAGGAGCATATAATGGTGGAGTTGGCGGTTCAGGGGGAGCTGGATTTATTGTAGGCTTGGCTGGTGGCACTAATTCCGGAGGAGGTGGGGCTGGAGGAGGGAGTTTAGATATTGCTGGGTCAAACAGCGATGGCGATGGCCTCAGTGGTGGGGCTGGAGGAGCATGTGGAGACAAATGTTTAAACCGCTATATTGGTTTAGTTATGTCGCCTCAAAAAGCAAGTCCTACTGATGCTACAGCGGGCACAACTGGTACTGGAGACAATGCTGGTACAGGAGGAGGGGCAGGTGCTAACGGAGGTGGCGGAGGGGGAGGGGGTCGTGGTGACACGACTCCTGGAGTAGGTGGAAATGGTGGAGATATTGGATCAGGTGGGGGAGGTGGAGGATATTCAAACGGTGATGGCGGAGTGGGAGCTAATGGCAATGCTTATATGTATGTTCTTTCATCTCCTTCCATTTATGCTGGACTTCCAGGTGGTCAGGGTGGGGGGGGAGGTGGAGCAGCGTCGCAGGGAAGTGGCGCAAAAACCGGAGGGGCAGGAGGAACTGGTGCTACATTTGTGACAGCATTGGTAGCAACAACAGGTGCAGGCACAGGAGGAAACGGAGCTGATGGTAGCCAACCGACTGGAAATAGTGGTGGAAATGGTGGAGATGGTGGCAACGGTGGCGGTGCGGCAGGTCTTGTTCTTTTGATTTCTCCATCAATTACCTATAATGGCACTGTAACTGGCAGATTGGTAAAAATTGAAGGAGGGGCGGCTTTAGATTTTATCTTGGGATATGATGTAAGATAAGAGAAAAAAGGGCGATATATTGTCTAATATGATTTAATATCACCTGTGAAAATACGGAAAAACACGAATTGGCAATGATTATTATATAAATAATATTACGTAATTACACATATAGGTTGTTTATTAAACTGCTTTGGGAGCAGGATGTCGTAGGTTCAAATCCTACCGCCCCGACCAATAATATCAAGAGGTTGGCGAGTTGTCGTCAACCCCTTTTTCGTCTGATCTAATGTTTTCGTCTAATATTTCCGGGTAAAGCGACGGGATCGACAATGCTTTCTTGGCTTGCAGGTCGTCCACTAAGTGCGCGCGCCTGATGGCCGACCCTCTGGGCCAGTTCCAGGATGTTGGCGCCTTCCTTCAGGGCATGGGTAATGAAAAAGTGCCGAATATTAATCCGTGATTTTTATAAATCATACCCTGAAACCTTCCCCAAAATATCAGTTTTATCCCTATATTAAAAGTTTCAATTAAAAATGAAAAAAGCTTGACTTTGCCTATTTCATCATTTATATTTGTATCATAACCAAGAGGCAGGGTGGCATATGAAACAATTTCAATTCAAAAAAATTAAGGAGTTTCGGGAAGCGGCAGGCGTTAAACAGGCCGAGCTTGCTGGAAAGATCGGCGTTCCCGCCCGGCAGCTCTGGGAATGGGAACATAGAAGCGACGACCGCAGCCTTACCACTCTTTACCTGGGGAAACTCGCAGATGCCCTGGGCAAGCGGACGGATGATTTCTTTATAGAGACATAAACGCTGAGATCAGGAAGGACGGTAGCATGTGGTTTGAGAGGGAGGGAGTCAAGTGCAGACTTCAGTAGGGAGGGACGAGCATGGCAATCTTTAGAATATTTTCCACAGTGCTGACCTATGAAATTCTTTGTGGCGAGGTCGTCTATATCGCCTGGGGGTTGATCCTATGATCGATTATGAAGGCACAGAATGGGATGCCCCAAAAGAGGCAGATCTGAGGGACTGGGCAACGGAACTTGATCCTGCCTACCTGCCTGACGGAGATCGGGCGAAGGCGGATCATGGGGTGGAGATAAGGGAGGTGAAAAAGCATGCCTGCTAAAATGTGCAAAGACGGCCATATCGAGCATTACCGACCAACACGAGGAAGTAAGGCGCCGACTATATGTAAGCAATGCAAAAAGCCCCTTTTCAGGGCGGCTTATTCAGACAAGCTCGATAGTGAAGGTTACCCCACACAGGAAATTATGAAAGGCGTGAAACCATGAGAGCACCGGAGGAAACAGAATTCAAGGGTTACCCCGTGATTAAAATTTACACGGGGAAGGAATACAACGGAGAGGAAGAATACATCACATTGGGCGTTAGGAAGGCCCGGGCGATCGCCGATAATATCGACTATATTTATCGGTTCGTTGCCAAACACGACGCAAAAGGAGGCTAAAATGATGGAGAAGAATCCGACCAAAACACAGACACAGGCACCACCGCGGCAGGCGGCAACACCCATGAACCAACAGCAAACCCCACCGCCTGTGGCAATGATCACGCCCTCGATGGCCCTCAACACCATCAAGGAAAAATTTCCGGAAGAGGCGGCTATTTTGGCGGCGGTATGTAAGAACAATATCGTCTCCCTGGGGACCGACGAGGCTTTTACCCTGCGGGACAACGCAGGGGAAATACGGGCGTATAAACAGCGCCTGCACCTCTCGCAAAGGGAAGGGACGCTGATTCAGCCAGTTCCCGGCGGTCCTTTTGCTCTCAGCGCACAAGGATATGAGGTGTGGCAGGAGAAGGCTGGCGCTTGCGTTATTTTCCCGTCCGAGGTCCTTGTTGATGGCAAATGGCAACAAAATCCTTCCGTCGTCAGGGATGAGAAAAACCGGCGCATCCTGGCGATCTACGCCCGCGCCGTCGCATTCAGATTCAGCGACAAGGGCATACCGATGGTGTCGGATTGGACAACAATCTTCGACACGCCCTCTTACCGGCTTATTGACCTCCTGGCAAAAGCCAAAAATCTGCCCCAGGCGTTCAGACTTCTTCCGGCTGAGATGAAACCTGAGATTACGGAGGAAGGCGGCAGGCAAGCGACGTGGGCAGTTTATCCTTTCGACGAGTCCACCAACTTGTGGGTCAATACAGCCCACAATGAGGCTTTACAGTGGTTTTCGCAGATCCTTAATAGGGAGAAGAAAGCCATTGATTTCGCGCAGACTTTCGCGAAGCGTAACAGCTTGAAGCATCTGTCCGGCCTTCAGAAAGCTCCTGGTCCCGAGTGGGATATCCCCGTGCTTTGTTGGCGACCTACAGGTGGCAATATTATCAAATGGGATGCCACTCAATATGTGCAGCTCCAGGAGCGCGTAGGGAAGATGATCAGTGGAGATCGGCGGGAATTTGCTGAGATGGCTCTTCAAGCCGGGACAGAACGCACCTCTGAGGATGAGGCGGCAGATGTCGTTATGCAGGAAACCGATCCTGAAGACCAAGCGCTTGATGCAGCGAGGGAAATACCGAACGGCAAGCCCCTGGAAGGGCATGGCGGGGTAAATGGGGGAAAACCTTCAACCGTCAAACTAACGACAGAAGAAGAAAAACTTTACGCAAATTTGACCGTCGCCATCAAGGAATTCCCGAGGGAATTCGCGACGGCCTGTAAGCAGCTCGGCATCAAAGTCCTCTCGCCCGAGCAATACGCGGTTGAGACGGCACGAGACATGTTTGCCGTCATCAATAGTTTGGTTGATGCACAATCATAAAAGGGTAAGGCCATGGCAGCAATATTTTGTGGTTGTGGGTGCGGTGAAATAACTAACATATCCACACAAAATAGTTCTAAAGGTTTAGTTAAGGGTGAACCTTATAGGTTTATTAGGGGCCATTGTAACCGAGGAAGAAAACCTGGTAATTGGAAAGGTGGGAAGACCCTAACTTATAATGGGTATATATTAGTAAGAGAGGCAGGAAGAACAGAATATGAACATCGTCTGATTGCCGGAAAGGTATTAGGACGAAAACTTCCTGAACTCGTAGTTGTTCACCACCATGGAGGAAAGAGGTCTCATAATAACGGTAATCTTGTAATCTGTCAAGATGCTGCCTACCACCATCTTTTACATGTTCAAACTCAAGCGTTTTTAAGTTGCGGGAACGCTTTCTATCGAAAATGTACTTACTGCAAAAAATATGGTGATCCTAATGATATGAAGTCCCGGCATAGCCATTGTCGAAAAAATGGCGAAAAAACATACTTTCACGCAACGTGCAGAAACGCATATGCCCGGGAATACAAAAAGTTAAGGAGGAACACACATGAACATTAGTGCAATAACTGCTACAAATTTCAAGGGTCTGACATTTGAGCAGCCCCTTGAAAAACAGAACCTTTTCCTCGGCCCTAACGGCGCCGGGAAGAGCGCCCGGACACAGGCCATGCTCTTTGCAATCATGGGATATGTGCCGGGTGTGGGAAAGACAAATGCCGACATATTGGATGCCCTGGGCGATGGAAACAAGCTTATGGCGGGTGCCAAGATCGGAAATTATCAGTTCAACCGTGCCCTTGTGCGCAATGGCGAGGGCAAGGTTTCCATGGGTTACAGCGTCAACGGAAAGCGTTTTTCTGAAGCATTATTTGCCCAAACGATGGGCGAGGCTAAAGCGCCGAAGATCATTGATTTGTCGATTTTCCTGAAGCTCAGCGACCAGAAAAAGATTGACTATATTTTCGATCTCTATCCGCCTGCGGGCAACGTCGAGAAAATCCTCGATGACATCGCAAAAGTGCAGCAAAGAATCAGTGTGCTAAAGAAAAAGGCCGAATCGGAGGAGGAGGCCGCGGCGCGGATGACAACGGCAAGATCTCAATTACAGTTGCCCCCGGGCAGCCTTGCGGAAACGGACGCGGCGATAAACGAGACCGAAGAAAAGCTTGCCACGGCTAAGGAAGAGTTGATCCGAGAGCAAGAGGCGGAGAAACAACGGATCAAGGAGGCTGAGGCGGCAGCAAAGGCGCAACAGGAAACGGCGACGGCAAAAACATCGCCCGCGCAGGAACTGCCGAAAACGCGCGACTTCGGAACCCATATCTTCAAGGATGGAAAATTAAAGCAATCCCCGGGAAAATCCTCTGAGCCTATAGCAGGCATTCCGAATGCTATGGCGCCCACGGCACAATGCACAGATTCGCGAGCTTCGATCCAAGCCATACTTAATGCCCTCAATGCGGTGGGTTGCTCGACCTGTGCGGCACGGCTCGTGGCGGTTCGGGAACTGCGAAAATTTCAGGAGGTGAATCATGGATAACGCGATCCAGGAACAAAAGGACTACATAACAGGGCTACAGGCGCATCTACGGGACCTGCGCGGCCAGCGCGACCTTTTTATTAAGGCATCCTCCATGCAGGAACAAACTGAAAAGCTCCGCCAGGAGGCCGAAAAAAGCCGTACCGATCTGGACGGCGCCAAGAAGGAATTGGCATCCCTCCAGGAGAAAAAACGGCAGGCGATCCAGGGCACGGCGGACAGCTTTGTAGGCAAAATCAACGCTCATCTTCCCACGGGAGAGGCGACTTTCCGTATTGAAGATGACGGTGCCGTGTTCATCGGGCTGAAGGAGGACGGCAGGGAAAGACCCTACGAGGGACTGTCAGGCGGCGAGAAGATCCTATTTAATAGTGCGCTTGTCGCGGCCTTGGGGGCGATGTTTGTGATTGTGGAGGGGGCGGAGTGCGATGATGCTAACTTGGCAAGGATGATGGAGAAATATGCGGCGTCACAGCTTCAGGTCATACTCTCGACGTGCCATAGCCCGAGCAAGGTCGGGGATGCATGGAAGGCGGTGGAACTATGTTAGCACTTTTACCGCTTCTCCTAAATCTCAGAGGTGAATTATGTTGACCCTTGACCCTCAGCAGCAAGCGGCGGTGATGACATCCTCACGGCGCGCACTTATCGAAGCATCGCCTGGCAGCGGGAAAACACATTGCATCATTGAGCGCGCCGCCTACCTCATGGAAGAGCGTAGCGTATCGCCATACGAAATCCTACTGGTAACGTTTACAAGAAAAGCCGCTCAGGAAATGCGCCAGCGTCTCGTGGCCCGTATAGGAAGTAAGGGACATCATTGTACGATTGGCACTTTCCACGCGATCGCCCTGGATCATTTGCAAAGGTTTGGGGGGGCCATCGGTTATAAAACGGGCAATACAGTCTATGGTGAGTGGGAGGAGCAATTTCTCCTGAGGGATGTTGCGCAGGAAATGGGCATCCTGCGGGGAAAGACCTGGAAAATACCCAAGAAGGATGTGCAGGGTGTCTTCGATCATTACTATCAGACGGGAGAGGAGCCGGAATTATATGATCCCTGTTATGACCTTTTCCGGGCGTTTATTCAGCGATGCCGGGAAAACAATAGTTACACCTACGGCAGCCTACTGACGGGCTTCAAGATGCTGCTGCCCCATATCGCGCAGTATCTTCAGTGGAAGCACGTCATACAAGACGAGAGCCAAGACGCAGATAGATTACAATGGTCCATCGTCGAGGAGCTGGTGAAGTGGTGCGGGGCATCGCTCTACTGCGTGAGCGATTTGGACCAGACCTTGTACCACTGGCGCGGCGCCTGTCCGGAGTATATCCTGGAGAATCAGGACAGCTTCAACATCTACAAGCTGGAGACCAACTACCGCAGCGTGCCGGAGATCGTCATGGCGGCAAATAGTCTCATTTCCCACAATCGGGACCGGATCACCAAAACCATGGTGCCGGCAAGAGAAGATGGTGGCGAGATCGGCTATCTGAAGGACATGGACAGCGATGCTGTGGTCAAGATACTAACGCAACTGGATGGCCCCCATACAGTTCTCGCTCGCAACCACTTCCTCCTGGAAAAAATTTCGCGCCTCCTCTGCGAGCAGGAAATTCCCCATGTCTATGTCGGACAATGTTCGGCCCTGATCAATAGTGAGGAGTTCCGACGCTTTCACGCATTCCTCAAGCTGCTTGTCAATCCGTTCGATAACTTCTCATTCCTGCTCATCAAAGACTTGGTAGGCATTTCACAGGAGGAATATGCGGTGATCCGCGTGAAAGCGGCGGAAGCGGGGCTATCTCATTTCATGGCGTGGAGTAAATGCTATGATTTTGTTGATGAACTTCTCGGCGACGGAGACGATCTATGGGAGGTAGCGGACAGAATAGCACGGCGTTTAGAGGGCAATAATTTTTATTTCGGCCCAGCCAGTGCCTTTATCCGGCAATATGAGGGTAAACGCACAATCACGGATTATCTCAACTGGCTGGCCCTGTACGAGGTTACCGACGATATCAGGGAAAAGGACTGCGGGATAACGTTGATGACGGTGCACGCCGCAAAGGGGTTGGAGTGGCCAACCGTAATAGTCGCGGGCTGCAACGAAGGGATCCTCCCGTCAAAGCACGCAGCGGACAATGACGAGGTGGAGGCAGAGCGACGCCTATTCTATGTGGCCATGACCAGGGCCCGGGATCAACTTGTGTTGACCATCAGGCCAGAGGTGATAGAGAAGGATGGGCGGGTTTACGAGATCCCGAAAAGCAGATTTGTGGGGGAGGCGTTTTCATAATAACGCCATGATCAGCCACCGGGCCACGGGCTGAAATGAAAACCATCCACGCTGATTCCCTGCCGGCTGGATTAAATTGTTAGGAGGTTTGATGGGGGGAAGATATAAAATAGATTGCTTGGAGTGGAACCCACAACATGTAAGATTCAACGTATTCGACCCATTTGGTGCAAATTGTGGAGTATTAACCATACTTGCTAAGGATGTTAAAAACTTTGTTACGAATTCATGGAAGGGTGACATCTTCTGGAACGGAAAGATGCCTCAAGATTTTATAATGGGGGATGCAATGGAAATTATCACAGCCCTGGTCAGGGGGATTGAGTTATGGGCATCGGATGAGGATGGCGTACACGAGGGGTGCTGGGAAGCATATCAAAAAGCCAAGTTTTATATTGGTGAAATATAACGTAGAGGTCAGCGGTGCGCAGCTTTTTGCGGCTCCGCTGGAGTGACTGGTTATACGATTGTTGGAGGAAACATGGGGAACTATCACGAACATACAGGAGGACATCAAAAAGAAACTCACGTAAAGCCCGTAGTGGACCACTTTCTCTGTAATCACTGTGGATCGGGTGAAAAAACAAAAAAGGTCGTTGTCTATAATATGGCAAACATTCTTTGTTTTTCATGCCGAAGCCGAATGCAGGATGAAATTATAGATATAGCAAAAAGGTATTTAATTGTTTCTGTATAACGCTAAAGCTAAGCGGCGTGGCGGCTGTATGCCACGTCCGTCTTGAGCGCCTGGTTATGGTGTTTTTTATGGAGGTTCTATGAGTCTCGTAAAATCTAAAGGAAATATGTATTCTTGGATAACTCACCAGCATTGTCATTTGGGTGGAGAGTGCCCGCATGGGTGCGTATATTGTTATGTCAATAGTTTCCCATTTGGTCGTCCGGAGAAATATAAAGGCCCGTTGCGCCTGATAGATAAGGAATTTTCCGTGAACTACGGAGAGGGAAAGACAATTTTTGTTGAGAATTGTAACGATTTGTTTGCCGAGAAAGTTCCCGAAGAGTTTATAATGCGCGTTATTGGCCATTGTAGGCACTGGCCTGCCAATACCTATGTTTTTCAGACAAAAAATCCGGCAAATTATCTGCAATGGTTGTCGCTCATGCCTCCTAACTACATTCTCGGATGCACGATTGAGACGAACCGGAATATCCCAAAAATCAGCAAGGCCCCGAAAACGGTGGAGCGAGCGCGGGCGATGAACTGCCTGACGGGACAACGCCGCTTCATCACCATAGAGCCGGTTTTGGATTTCGATGTGGACATTCTTGCGGATTGGATACGGCGCATAAACCCTGAATTTCTGAACCTTGGGGCAGATAGTAAAAATAATAATCTCCCGGAACCCACGATTGAAAAAATTGTAGGATTGACGGAAAAATTAAAGGAATACGGCATTGAGTTGCGAGAGAAACATAATCTTTCTCGTCTCAGGCCATAACGCTGAATTGAGTGGCGGCCCGCTTTTTGGCCGTCCACTCCAATGACTGGTTATAATTTTGTTTTGTAGGTATGCGAATTATTAGAGTTTTCCCAAGAAAAACGAAAGCAACGCCTGCCGATAACCTCGTAAGAATTGGCAAGGGGCCGGGTTTGTTCGATGAGGCGGATCAGGTACACATTTCCGTGGCGTTCACTTGGGATATGCCCCTTGCCGAAAAGTTGGCGCGTAAATGGGGTGACGTGGCTCCAGTCAAGATCGGCGGCCCGGCCCTGGGTGAACGAAGCGGAGAGTTCACGCCAGGGATGTACTTGAAGCCAGGTTATGTGATAACTTCGCGGGGATGCCCGAACCGCTGTTGGTTTTGTTCAGTACCAAAACGCGAAGGTGGAATCAGGGAATTACCGATAACGGACGGTCACAACATACTTGACGATAACCTCCTCGCTTGTTCGGATGACCATATCCAGCGTGTTTTCGTAATGCTGAAAAAACAAAAAGAGCCGATTGAATTTACAGGCGGACTTGAGGCAGCGCGATTGAGGTCGTGGCATGCGGATGAACTTAAAAAGCTGAGAATAAAACAGATGTTTTTCGCTTACGACACGCCGGATGACCTGGAACCATTGCAGCAGGCTGGAAGATATCTGCGTAGTCATGCGATGAGGTGTTTTGTATTATGTGGGTATCAAGGAGATTCGATCAGTTATGCAGAATATCGCATGAGAAAAACCATGCAGGTCGGATTTACCCCAATGGCGATGCTCTGGAAAGACGAAACGGGCAGGTGTGATCCAGAGTGGGGGAAATTTCAACGGGAATGGGCAAGACCGGCAATTATTTATAGTAGATTATAACCATTGATTATCAGGTAGATTTGCCCTGATAATTATGTTTTCGGGCAGCAGATGAAGCCATGATTAAAATCACCGAGCATGACGTTACTGTAGGCATCAGGCAGCTACTCCGTACTGTCGGGATTTGGCATTTTAAGCATTGGGGGGGGCGATGGGAGAAAAGGGCGTGGCGGATATCATCGGCTGCTGGAAAGGCCGAATGATCGCCATAGAGATCAAAAAGCCGGGCGGGAAGGCTACGCACGCGCAGCTTAGTTTTTTGGAGTGCGTAAATCAGGCCGGTGGGATAGGGTTTGTAGCAGATTCAATAGAGGTTGTTATCCGGGAGCTGGGATTGCAGGATAGATTTTTGGTGTGAGGATCATCGAACCATAGGGATAGCCAAAATGATTAAAGAAAATAAGGAGTGGAGCCAAACCGTTAAAGAAATACTGCAGGAATACCTAACAATCCACGGATATGACGGCCTTTTTAATGAGTGGGAAGAATGCGGCTGCAGGGTTGACGACCTGATGTGTTGTGATTCCTGCCCTGATGAATGCGAACCCGGCTATGACCTGGGCGACGGTATGATCGGGAGGCGGCAATGACCTGCTCACGCACTCATATCGTACCCCGCTGTCCGTCATGCGCCAGTCCGGATCACGGCAGTGCGGCATGCCCTACGGCTGAGATCCCGACAAAAGGTCACAACGAAAAGCTTCACGCCCTTTTAGACGAAGCCGCGGGAAAGCTAAAGCAATGCTCAGATTCCATGAACGATCCGATGAGCTTTTATTACTGCTATTACTGCATCAGGGCGGCCGCGATGATCAAGGGGGCATTCGAGATGTTGAAAGAGGCGATGGAAATTGATGGCTGAGATAAATTGCCGAACCTGCCGTCACGCCTATCTGCGGGTAGAGCGGACAAAGGATTGGAATTATGAATGCTGCGGGTTAGGCGTGCAGCCAATGACACCGTTTTTAACAGGAGGATGTAATCTATATGTTCGAGGAAACGACGATGCAATTAGAGAATATCGGCAATGGGAACGGAGATCAACTATTGCGTGGGGACCGGATATCCAGCTATGAGGAATTTTTAGCATCGAAATTGGGGTTAATAATATCAAGTCGGTTGCCGTAAATCACGGAAACTTATTTGACTTCACCCCTTGACATCGGGGAGGTTTTGTTATACAGGGTAGGTAAGAAAGGGAGCGGAACTCCATGACGGACAATCAATCACAATTTAATTGCCCAAGAAAGGCCCCATATTTGCTTAGGTAGGATGTTCCGCTCCCGCCTAACTATATGGGGTTTTTTCTTGGGTGTTATGGACGTTTACTTTGGCTATCGAGGGATGGGTACATCTTCACAGGATATTAAGCATTGACCCAATGTGGACGGCTGAGACTTTTACTCGCGGACAAGCATGGGTTGATTTGATTATGCTGGCCAATCATCTTGACGGATATATAAGGGTAAGGGGCGTGAAGGTGGAAATAAAAAGGGGGCAGGTTGGATACTCAGAAGTAACCCTTGCTAAACGCTGGAAATGGTCTCGTGATAAGGTTCGGAGATGGTTTAAAGAGCTGGAAGGAAAAGAGGAAAAAATAATACAGCAAAAAGACAACGTAAGTAGTGTAATTACTTTGATAAATTATGACAAGTACCAATCGAACAAGACACCAAACAATACAGCAAACCGACAGCAAACAATACAGCAAACCGACAGCAAACAAGACACTAACAATAATGAAAAGAATGATAAGAATGAAAAAAAGAAGAATATATATAGTCCTGATTCACCTGAAATCTATCTTTCAAACCTTCTTTTTGTTAAAATATCTGAACGTGATCCCTTACACAAAAAACCCGACTTGCAGTTGTGGGGGAAAGATATTAATGCATTAATTAGGATTGACGGGAGATCATCGCAAGAGATCGAAACCGTCATTTGTTGGTGCCAAGAAGATCAGTTTTGGAAAAATAACATTCTCAGCACTGCAAAGCTAAGAAAAAAATTCAGCCAACTATTATTAAAATCTCAAGAAAGTGGTGATGGCTGGGGAAAATTAGATAAATGGGTAAAGGAGGAAAACGCTAAAAATGCAGCTCAATGAATTACAGGACTTCGTTAGGGACTTATGCACCTATTTTGAGCGGTTTAAAGCCCCCTCGCCGCAGAGCGTAAGTCTATGGTATAAACGAGTAAGGCTAATCCGGGAAGACGCGCTACCGGTCATCAGGGCGAGGATCACAGAGGATTGCGACTCATTCCCGAAGAACTTGCCTAAGCTGATGTGGGAATTGAATATCGAATATCGAAAAGCCGAAGGGATGAAGAAAGTTATCTCGTATAAGGGGTGTGAATATTGCAACGGAGAAGGTGAAATATTCCTGCAAAAAAAGAACGAAAGCGGCGAATATTACACGCGATATGTCTTTAGGTGCCAAACCTGCAAGCAAAATTATTGCTCAGCGTACCCATGGGGAAATAAACTGGCATTGCTGCATCTACAGGGATACGAGGAAATTCCTGAGATGCAAGGAAGCGAAAAAATAACAAATGTCTATGAATTACCGGCGTTTTTATCAACATTGGGAAATTTACCCTTTTAAAATCAAGATCGTCCCGGACCGCCAGTGTGCTGGGAAAAATCACACACAGTGAAGCAGTGTGGTGGAAAATGGATGAATCGTATATGTTCGAAACGGCAATATGTGGGTGGTCCGAAATTTGTAGGCTATTAGGGCATGTGAATCGGCGGACGATGATGCGGCGGCGCGATGATATGCTGAGGCATGGGGTGATATTCTACCGCGTGACTGGAAAGCCGCCCAGAAAAAACGTGTACGCATTTCCGTCAATTATCAAGGCATGGACAATGAAGCGGGCATCAGAAGGTAAAATGTTTTAAACTTTTTTCAATTATTTTAATAAGTTTAATTATTTCAAATAGTTAGAATCAATAAATAATTTTTTGTCACAATCCTAGTGTCACAATCCTAGTGTCACAATCCTAGTGTCACAATCCTAGTGTCACGTTGTAAATTGATTTTGGAATGTGATTTAATGCCTCCATGACGAAAGACGCGGACGCGTTAATCAGCGCAATTACAACACCGATGTTTGGGGTCCTGACATCACGAGGGATTACTATGGAATCTCTCGCTCGGGACCTCAAACGCGAGCTGAAGGCCAAGGAAACGAAAATTTTCAAGGTAAAACGCGGACTTATAGAGCTTCCTAACGCAGAGACAAAAATCCGGCGATACCGAACGATTATGGCGACCAATGAGGAAATCGTCATTGCTGT